ACTGAATCTCTAGCAATACAACCAACACCATCAATAACTTCAACTAGCTTAAGATCTGCTGTAGGATCACCATCAGCACCAGAATAAACAATGATAGTCTTCTTACAGAATATGACTAGGAAGCCATTAAAGCCTGCTAGAGCTACGATACTATCAGTACCGTTAGTAAGTACTGATTCAATGCTGACAGAGCCTGAAGCACCTCCAGACCATTTCATACCGGACAATGTATCTGACCACCATACCGTAGTTTTATCAGTGGTTGTGTCCGCTACCCATAGACGACCATAAGCTGACAATACTTCATTACCTAGTTGTACAGTACCTGAGTAACCTGCATGTGCTGATACAAGTATCCATGTATTGGCAGCATGGTCATACAGTAATGGATCATGATTGCGTTGAAAGAAATACGTATGACCATTAAAGTTAACAGCTTTCCAATTCTGTGCTGTCCATGTCGTACCGTTGTAGACCTGTGTGAGTGTTGTTGTACCTGTGAATATCTTATTATCACCAATAGATACAATCTCAGTAGAACCACTTGTCTTAATAACTTCATAAAGTACAGTAGGTTCAGTGCTATTGTAGTTTGATGTAGTGTTTACCTTTACCCATCCTTTACGAGCTGCTATACGACCATACTGGTCAATGACAGCATTCTCAGCCCTAAGAGCAAACTCTTTAGGAAGTGTAATAGGAGAGTCTTGAGTGTTTAAACCAGAAAAGCCTGGAGCAACAAGACTAACTGGTCTTATAGGAGCTGCCATTATACCCAGTTCCAAGTAGTTTCATCTTCGTACCTTGCAGCCTCTATAGAGATATAACTAGCTACTGCTTTACGATAGAGATCTGCTTGCTGATCTGACAATCTACCTTGATCCTCTCCTCGTTCGTTGATAGCACGTAGATAAGCACCTTGGATAACTAATTCAGAAGGTACATAGATAACATCAAGATCATTGACTAGATCTGCTTGAGGAATAACACAGTCTGCTTTAACTGCGTAAGCTTGATTAGGTATAGGCCAAAGATCTAACGTAATCTCATCGCTGGTGTTGCTATTACCTATGGAGAAATACTGAGGACCACCAGTGACTGTACCTTGCATGTTCACCCAAGCATGCATTTGATCCTGTGAGGCTTGCTCAAGATCACGCTTAAGTGTAGGTATGTAGACCTTTAATAGTCTTGTCCGTGATGATGTACCTGTGATAGCGTAATTCTGAGTACCGTTAACTGTATTGATTGTCTTGGTTGTACGTAAGATAGACCAATTCCAAGCATCTTCGATCTCACGTTTAGTTTCATTGACCATTGCACCGATAAGGTACGAATAGTCAGACTGTATCACTGTCGATACAGTACTCTCTCGCATACGCAAGAGAACGCCATTAACACAGTCTAAGTAAGTAGCCATTACCATTTCACCTTATCAGCCCAGTATGCAGCGGACATCTTACCTTTAGCGATGTTCTTTGCATGACGAGCCTTAAATGATTTATTCCTAGCAGAACCTTCTGGAGAGCCTGAAACACCTTGTTGACCAAACCTAATAGTCTTTATCTGATCACCTTCTTTAGCAACAACGACATGACTTTTAGTAGGATGCGAAGGTGTACGTTTAGGTTTGTTGTAACCAGATACACCAGCTTTTTCTAGCCTAGAATCTTTCATTTCTTCTTCTTAGGTTTAGTCATACCAGCTTCGGACAAAGCAATGGCAACTGCTTGCTTACGAGATTTAACAACAGGACCACCTTTACCACTGTGTAGTGTTCCTTCTTTATACTCTCGCATTACTTTACCAACTTTAGCAGGTTTCTGCTTCATGATGGATAACCCATCTTACGCTCTTTAGCCTTCATTGTTTTTGATTCTTTCTTTTCATGCATCTTCTTTGCTGACTTTGATGCATACTCTTCTGCTGCTTTCTTACCCTTAGCAGTGTAAGGAAACTTTTTATTCCCGACCATTGGCATTTCTATTCTCCTTTTTTTTGAACATACACTGTACTGTATCTGTTTCCCATATACGGATAGCAGTCCATAGAATTGTTAGCACAGCAGCTATAGCAGGTAATAACTCAGCTAGCGTACCTACAACTGTGATGATAGAGATGGCATCACCTAACTGTTTAACTTGCTCATCAGCTTGCAAAGCCATTTCATATACCTTTCTTTAATTGCCTAACAAGGAGCCTCATACGGCTACTTTACGAATGGCTCGTACAACTAAGGATTGATTCTTAGCGTTGTTGAACTGACCACCGTCTATAAAGTCAATCCTCGTCGCTGTTGTCAAACCTACACCAGGATTGGTAGAACTCCATGTCCTTGCTGACGTAGCAAAGGCTTCAGAGCCACCAGATTGAAAGGCAGCTACAGAGGTCTGTGCAGGCGTTCCTGTTGTGTAGTTAGAGCCTCTGGAAGGCACTGCATAAGAGTTAGTGCCGTAAGACGTAGAGTTGGATGCCGTTGTAGGCTTGAGGTTGTAGTAACAGATCTCTAGCTCATACAAAGCAGGTAGATACCAGTCTGAGTAGCCGTTGATTGTTAGTGCGGCACACCACTGAGCGGCAGGATAAGTAGCTGAGTCTAGCTCTGCTGTATTAGTCGCACCATCGTAAGTAGATAAACCTAAAGAGTCTGAGGTTGCAGCGGTCTTGTAGTTGATAGACGCGTTCTCACCCGATGACTTAGGCGAGACAAGTAGATAATAGGTATTACCACCAAAGGAGATCTGTCCTGCGTAGTAACCACCTTCCCAAAACTCACCGATAGCAGACGGTCCAAAGCGATTACGAGCACCTGGGCCAAAGCCTCTGACAGAACCGCCTCCTAATGCTTCTAGGACAGGCATTATGCGTACCTGGACTGGCTAGCCAAGACAGTAAATGTTGCCGATCCTGTCTTGATGATGGAGTAAGAGTAAACGTCTATCGAGCTAGCATTACCTGCCGAAGGAGCAGTACCACCTAGCCATTTAGGTATGATGTTTGCACCATCGACCTGAACAGGAGATGTGGCAGAACCGGTTGCTGCGTTGTAGTAAGCAGTGCTTCCATTAGTCACTAAGAAGGCACAGGTTAAGACTTCTCCGGTCGCCATTGCGGTATTCAGTGACGTACCAGAAGAGGCTCTGAAGTTGACCGTAAAGTTCCCAGAGGCATTGGTTGTGTAGTACAGGACACCTTGGGTTGTCGTGTCGAAGTTAATCGTGCCTGTTGCTGCTGTTGCTGATACCGTGATTGTCTCAACAACACCTTGCAGCTTTGCGCCGATCTGCGAGGATGTAGACGCTAGAGAGAGTTGTTTAGCAAAGGTCGCAGCCTGTGCAGAGGAAATCGTAAGTGCTAGCGTACCTCCGGTCTTGACCTCAAGAATGTTTGTGTTGTCAGACGTGATCGAGGTTCCAGCGGTAGCTGCGTTTAATACATTAGCCATTAGATCACCTGTGATGTTGTTAGGTTGGCTACCTGTGAAGAACTGAAGAAGGTTACATCAACAGTGGTTAAAGGCTGGATAACCTCTACAGTCCCCCACGATCCTTCTACCCAGCTTCTTGTGTCATGCTGCCAATTCCACTGGTAACCTGCTCTGTCTTGTGGCTTAGGGTCTCTTACGATCCATTCCCAGTTTAGCCATACCAGTTCCTTGCCTTCAGGAATGTCTGTCGGTGGTGCTGGAGCTTGTTGCCAGCCCTCTGTGCCGTCAGTTTCTTGTGATGGGATAGACCCGTTCTTAGTCCAGTACATATCTATTCCTAAAGGGTCGGAAACGCTGCTGTTGGTGGCGTAAAGTTGGCTGTATAGCGAGCGTAGCCTTTGGTGATGCGGAAGTCTTGTAGATAGCCGTTCAATGGGGCTGCATTATCAAAGCCGGATGCAATAGAAATCCTTCCAGGGCAAGTCATTGTTGTTGAGTAGGTAGCCGTTGCAGACTGCACACCATTCATATAAACAGCAAGGGTACTACCCGATCTGGCTAAAACAATATGCGTCCAAGTGCTTGCGGTTAATGCAGATGCTGCCGTTATTCGGTCAGCATTGCTTGAAAAAAGAGCCAGCCTGCTAGAAGAGTTAATATAAAAGGCCCATCCAGAATCTGATGCTGATGCCCTAGTGTCAAGCAAAACAATAGCTCCAGCTACCGAATTAGGATAAATCCACATCTCAACCGTGAAGTCGCCTGTGTTGAACGACAATAAGTCCGTTGTTTTTCCTACTAAATAATCCCCCGTCCCATCAAAGTACA